AGTTCGGGTCGTTTTTGTCCGTGGTATACTACGGGTATGTCCGTGGTCTCGTCTCTTTTCAGCAAGCCGAAAGCGCCAACGCCGCCCCCGGCGCCGCCTACCGCGCCCTCGTCTCAGGCCGGGACACCTTCCCGGCGGGAGCAGATGGAAAGGGGGTTGGCCGAACAGCGGCGGGCGGCCCGGGGCGGAAAGAATTTCACTCGCCGGGCCGGGTCCAGGATCGCGCTGGACGAGCAGCAGGCGAAAGCCTCGGCTCGGCTGCTGGGAGGCGGGTCGTAATGCCGGAGGAGGCGAAAGCAACGGCGAAGGCGCACCGGAGGGCGAAGGAAACGAAAGAGGAGCGCCGGGCCAGGATCAGCAAGCGGGCGGACAAGGTTCGCGAAGTCATGGCGAGCGAGTGCCGCGAACAGTCAAATGAGTGCATCACGCCGCTGGGCGGGGCGCATAAAGTGTTGCGGAGGGTGAGATAATGGCGTCAGCGTGGGAGCGGATTACGGGCGTGGGGTCCGGTAGCAGCCCGGGGTTAGGCACGGGTACGGGCTTACCAAAGGCTACGGCCTCCACAAGGACAGCTCAAACATCCTCGGGGGTACTCCGAATACCACCGAAGGCTCTTAAAGCGATCAGCAAAGTTGAAAATCCCGGGACCTTCGCCCACATGTCCGGGGACCGCCTTGATCAAATGTACAGAGAGGGCGTCCCCCGAGCAAAACGAGAAATGGAAATCGGCAGCGGCTGGCAGCGTGCAGGAAAAACAAACGAGTTCGGGCAGCCGCTGCCAACCGACAACCTTGTTTTCTTAGCGGATACGTGGCTGAATAGTTCCGGAGCATCCTGGTATGACCTTGGTGAACAAGGAAAGCAGGATTTGCTTAATTCGGCATGGCGCTATCAAGAGGCCCGAAGGCGAGAAAAAGGACCACTTAGCTTTTTGACCAAACCGGAGTTTGCTATCCCCGCGATTTTGTCTGCCGGCGCATCCGCTGGCTTAGCAGGTGGTGTTGGCGCTTTGGATGCGGGCACCTCGGCTACGAAAGCTTTCGTGTCCAGTCTTGGTAAATCGGTTCTGAGGGAGGGAACGGTTGGGGGAGGGTTTAAGGGAACGTCTTTTGAGTCAAAGGATGAGCCGGGTCAACTGGACAAGCCGAAGGGCAATAAACTTCCGGTCTCGGACGTTATTCGGGCCGGGGATATTCTTCTGGGACAGAGCGGCACCCAGACCGGTGTACCGGCCCGATCGAGAGGAAACCAATTACCCACAGCGGACAAAACCCGCGCCGGCGGGACCCTGCAGGGTCAGGCAGGTACACAGACCGGGCCGGCCAAAGAGACGGTAGCCAAGAAAGAAACGACCGGCGAGAAAGAGGCGCCGGAGGAAAAAGAGGGAGGCGGCATACCGCCTATCCTGTCCCGCGGACTGGGATTGGCGGCGTCTTTGCTGTTGACACCCCGAGTGCCCCGCCCCATGCCGGCTAGCGGGCCGACGACGGGCGTTCCAGGCAGCCCAAGCCGTCCCGGTGAGCAACGGCGTATCATCAGCCGGGCGTCCTTTGGCGCGGGCGGGGTGCAAGGTCTTGGCCGAGGCCGGGAGTTCGGCTTCACCCAAGGGCGGTCAAACGTCCCGCGGCAAGCGGCGACGGCACTGCTCACTGCAAAGAGGAAATCCAGGGGCCGTGCCGGCGGCGCGGTAGCGTAACGGTCTATGCCGACAGACGACAGAGTTCAGTTTCACACCCAGCGCCTTGAGACCCTGCGGGCCGACCGAGGGAACTGGGAGGCGCAGTGGGAGGAGGCGGCCGAGCGGTTGATACCGGCGCATAAGTCTTCGTTCCAAGGTCGCGGCATGAACGCGGCCTACACGCCCGGGCAGAAGAATACCGAGAAAATGTTCGACGCGACTGCGGCCCTGGCACTGAGCCGGTTCGCAAGCGTTATGGAATCCTTGGCGACGCCGCAGGGTCAGCAATGGCACCGCCTGGTCCCGACCGAGGACGGGCTGCGGAAAAATCGCCAGGTGCGGCTGTTCATGGACGAAGTGAACAGGCTGCTTTTCCGATACCGGTACAGGCCCAAGGCTAATTTCGTCGGCCAGATGCAGAAGACTTACAACGGGTATGGCGCCTATGGTAATGGGTTTTTGTTTGCCGACGCGACGCCGGATGAGCCGGGCATACGGTACAAGAATCTGCACCTTGGCGAGTGCTATGTGCTTGAAAACCATCAAGGTATTGTGGATACGTTGTATCGGGTGTTTTTCCTGAAGCCCCGCGAGATCATTCAGCAGTTCGGCGAGGACAACGTTCCGGAAAGCATTAAGAAGGCAGCCTCGCAAGCGAATCAGCTTAACCAGCCATTCGAGATCATCCATGCGATCTTCCCCCGGGAGGAGAGCGAGCGGCGACGGCGTAAAGACGCCCGGGGCATGCCTTTTGCCTCCCTGCACATACTGCTCCAGGAAAACGCGATCCTGGGCGAGAGCGGGTACAATTCGTTTCCGGCTTCCTTGGCCCGGTATACCCAGTACACGAATGAAGTCTACGGCCGCGGCCCGGCGCAGATGGTCCTGCCGGCCATTAAGGTTCTGAACGAGGAGAAGAAAACCGTTCTGAAGCAGGGCCATCGGATTGTGGATCCGGTCCTGCTGGCGCATGATGATGGGGCGGTCGGGACGTTCTCTCTGCGTCCCGGGGCGATCAATGCAGGCGGGGTGAACTCTCAAGGCCGCCCGCTTGTCCAGCCCCTGCCGACCGGTAATCTGGTGGCCGGGCAAGAGTTGATGAACGACGAACGGGAGGTGATCAACGACGCCTTCCTGATCACGCTGTTTCAGATCCTGGTCGAGACACCGAGCCGTATGACGGCGACGGAAGTTCTGGAGCGGACCCGGGAAAAAGGCATGTTGATTGCGCCTACGGCCGGGCGGCTGCAGGCGGAATTTCTCGGCCCGCTGATCGAGCGCGAGGTGGACCTGCTGGAGCAGCAGGGGTTGCTGCCTCCTATCCCGCCGGCACTGGCCGAAGCCGGGAGCGGGTTCACGGTCGAGTACGACGCGCCTATGTCCCGGATGGCCCGGGCAGAAAATGCGGCCGGTTTCATGCGGTCCCTGTCCATGGCGATAGAGTTTTTCAACGCGACACAGGACCCGGCGCCGTTGGATTGGTTCAATTTTGACGAGGCCATGCCTGCGATCCAGGACATTAACGGGGCGCCGGTGGCGTGGACCAGTACGCCTGATGAAGTGGCCGAGAAGCGCCAGCAGAGGGCGCAGGCGGCGGAACAGCAGCAGGCGATTGACGCGGCGCCGGCCATGGCCTCGGCCATGAAAACCGCCTCCGATATTCAAGAATGATATACTTATCGTATGGTTAGAAAGGCCGCAGAGTATCTTCGGCAGTTTATATTCAGTCGGCGCCACGCCTACAACGTCACCTTTCGTACTCCGGAAGGCGAGAAGGTGCTGGCTGACCTGATGCATTTTTGCCGAGCTTCATACACTACGTTTCACACAGATCCGGCAATAGCCGCCCTCCAAGAGGGTCGCCGAGAAGTCTGGCTCCGTATCCAGGATCATCTGAATCTATCCCCGGAGGAGCTGTACACCCTTGCAACCGGACAAGCCCCGACGTATCCGGCCCCAGTTCAATCACAGCACGACGAGGAAGACTATGTTTAATTTACTCAAGATTTTGTTTTTCATGCAGAATTACTGCACCCTGTTTATGAGCGAGCCGGCCCCCGCGGCGCCCCCCGCTGAACCGCCTGCCGAGCCTCCTGCCGCGCCTCCTGCCGAACCTCCGGCGCAGCCTCCTGCTGCGTTCCATGAAACTTTTCAGGATGCAAGCCTGAAGGAATGGGTTCAGACGAAAGGCTGGCAGAACCCGGAGGCGGTGGCGCAGTCTGCGTTTAACCTTGAAAAAATGGTCGGAGCGCCGGCTGAGGAATTGGTCCGGGTGCCGAAGGACGGCGGACCGGAAGCGACCCGGCAGGTTCTGGCAAAGCTGGGCATGCCGGAGTCGGCGGATAAGTATGAAATTGCAGCCCCGGAGGGCATGCCGACGGACGAAGGGTTTCAGAAGTGGGCGCAGGAAACCTTCCACAAGGCCGGTTTGACGACGGATCAGGCCAAGGCGGTCAATGACGCCTGGAATGAGTACGCCCAGCAGCACTACCAGGCGACTGAGGAGCAGCTTGTCGCGGACGCGACCCACGGTGACCAGCAACTGCAACAGGAATGGGGCAGCGGTTATGAGCGTCAAATGAATGTTGCATCGAAAGCGGCGCGGGAGCTGGGTTTCGACGAAGACATGATCAACGCCATGCAGCAGGCCAAAGGCTACGCTGAGACGATGAAGTTTATGTCTGCCCTGGGCGAGAAGCTGGGCGAGGACAGTTTTGTCAGCGGCGAAGTCAGCCGTACCGGCTTCCACAGCAGCATGACGCCCAGCGAGGCCAAGACAGCCTACAATCGGCTGATCCAGGACGAAGGATTCTCGAAAGCACTGATGGACAAGCAGCATCCCGGACACAAGGACGCCGTGGAGCGCAAGCAGAAGCTCTACGCGCTGATGTATCCGGAGGAGAAATAATCCATGGAGGACACCGAGATCCGGTTACGGTTGATCGAGGCGGCCGCGCAAACGCCGGCCGTCCGGCAACATCTTGATCACAAAAAGGTTTCGTCCCAGGCACATGCTATAGCAGAGGTATGGTATAATAACTTCGTTATGGCTGAAAAGGCACAACCGGGAAAGAGCCGGCGCCAAAAGTAAAGCCGAAAAATCTAAGTCGGGATAACCCAGTCAGGCCCCGCATGCAGTGAGTAAGGCCCCTCCTGTGAGGACAAGCCCGGACGTTCGACCGCCGTTACTGGTCGAAAACAACGGTTCGTTTTTATAAAGTTTACAGGAGGGCAGTCATGCCTGATTCAATCACTACCGCTTTTGTACAAGAGTACAAGGGTGCTGTTGAACTTCTGCTTCAGCAGGAAGGTTCCAGGTTCCGCAGCGCGGTCACTTCTGACTCGTATGTCGGTAAGCAGGCCAGTGCGGTCGAGCAGTTCGGCCCCGTCGCCGCGGTCAAAAAGACAACCCGCCACAGCGATACGCCGCTTCTGGACGTTCCCCAGGCGAAGCGATGGGTTTTCCCGGTGGACTACGAGTGGGCTTCCCTGATCGATAATCAGGACCGCCTGCGTATGATCGTGGATCCGACCGGTCCTTACGCTCGCAACGGTGCGAACGCCATGTCCCGGGCCGTGGATGACGAAATCGTCCCCGCTTTCTTCGCCACGGCGAAGGTCGGCGAGAACGGCAGCACGGACGAGAGCTTCGACACCACGAACTACCGAGTCGCTGTCAACACCGGCGGCACGGCGTCGAGTCTGAACGTCGCCAAGCTGCAGGATGCTGTGCAGCGCATGATGGGTGCGTTCGAGGGCGAGGTGATGGAGCGTATCTTCTGCGGCATTTCCCGCTACGAGCACGACGCTCTGCTGAAGGAAATCCAGATCACCAGCAAGGATTTCAACGGCGGCAACCCCGTCCTGGAAAACGGTCGCGTCACCCGCTTTATGGGCGCTGATTTCATCATCAGCGAGCGTCTGGAGATTTCCAGCGGCAACCGCCTGATCCCGTTCTGGGTGCCCACCGGCATGCACCTCGGCGTCTGGGAAGACCTGATGGCGCAGGTTGACCGTCGGACCGACAAGTCGTATGCCTGGCAGGTGTATCTCGCCCAGACCATCGGCGCCACACGACTGCAGCAGGGTAAGGTTATCCAGATCCTGTGCGACGACCAGATTTAACGGAGGGCATGAGTAATGGCTGAAGTTCACATTAATTCGGACCAGATCACCGATCTGGAAAACACCCCGGTCACGAAGGTCAACGTGAACGTGGCAGGAGGTGTCCTTCGGGAAGCCACCGGCCACCTCACCACGAACTCAGATGACTCCATCGGCAGTACGTACCGTCTGTGCCGGGTCCCCTCTCACGCCCGTGTGTCCCAGGTCATCGGCATGCACGACGTTGGCTCGGCCACGGCCGGGGCAGGCGACATTGGCTTGTACGACACGGCGGAGAATGGCGACGCGGTAGTGGATGCTGATTTCTTCGCCTCCGCGTGGGACTTCAACGCTGCCGGCGATACCGGTTTCGTTGACCTGACCCACGAAGCAGCCGCGGGTGCCTCCTATCTGGTCAACGAATCTGACCAGCGTATCTGGGAGATCCTGGGCTTGGACGAAGATCCCGGCAAGGACTACGACGTTGCTATCACGCTGACGGAAGCGGTGGCTACCGCGGCCTGCGTGGTCGGCGTCAAGGTCCGTTACGTCACGGATTAATCCGGAGCGGTAACACCCCGGGGCTAGGTTTAACAGCCCCGGGATCAACGCAGGAGAGGTAGAGAATGGCAACACGATACATTGGTACTACTGTTACCGGTCCGCAAGTAAAGGGCGATGACGTAGTGGGTGCTGCTTCCGGAGGTACTTTGGCCGGTTCGCAGAAGGCTCAAGTGGTCTTCGACGACAGCGTCTACGGCAGTTCCCTTGAAGGCAAGCAGCGTCTCCTGGCCGCTCTGGACATTATCCGGGCAAGGATTTCCTCGGCGAAAGTCTGGCCGATCACTTCCAGCTCGTAGGGGGATACTGAATGGCTGCTAATACAGTAGCGGTTTCTCTGGAAAGAGAGTCAGATTACGTCATCGCGACGTGGGACAACATGATCGCAGACTCTACCGGGGAGGCGGTTGATCTTCCCGGATACGAACTGGTCTCTGCCCAAGCCAAGGGCGGGGCATACGATACCAGCGGAGAGATTGATATTGAAGGAAGCAACGACGGTTCTACCTACGTTGTCTTGCCGGATAATGTGGACGGGTCTGACGTGACATTCAGTGCAGACGGCATAAAAGCTCCCGGTTTACAAACCCGACAGTACCGTCCTAAAACAGCGGCGAATGGCTCAGCCGGCGGTGTTGATGTCGATATAGTTGCCTATTTCCGGCCACTAAGATAAAGGAGGCCATCCATGGCTTCCTCTGATGTCGAAATTGCAAACCTGGCTCTGCAAAAGCTGGGCGCTTCCCGAATCGATGCTTTCGACCAGGATACTCCGAATGCGAGAAGCATTGACTCAGCGTACGCTTTAACCCGAGACCGGCTTCTCCGTACTCATCCCTGGAACTTTGCTATCAAGCGGGCTTCCGTGGCCGCGAAAGCGGACGATACGGTTTGGGGAGACCTCAAGCAATATCCTTTACCGAACGATTTCCTGCGTTTCCTGAGAGGGACCGAAGCCGGCACCGGGGATGAGGAACGCGAGCGATACTGGAAACGGGAGGGAGACTCTGTTGTCACCGAAGACAGCTCTCCTCTGCAGTTTCGCTATGTTGCCCAGATCACCGATCCGGCCCAGTT